CCGTCACGTCGAGTGGACGCTGCAGCGGTCCGTCAGCACATGCCTCGCTGTGTCCCGGGAGACGTGGGAGCAGACCGGAGGATTCGACCCGCGGTTCCGCGGCTGGGGGATGGAGGACGTAGCGTTCGAGATCACAGCGCGCACCGTCTCCGCACCGACCCGGCACATCCCCGGTACCGCTTGGCATCTGTGGCATCCGCCGGAGCCGCTGCGGCCCGCGGGGAACGTGCAGCTCCTCCGGGAGTATGAAGCCGCGGCCGGTGACCCGGCAGCCGTGCGAGAAGTCCGCGCCGCTGCCGGCGACCCGGTACGCATCCCGCGGAAGGTTCACCGTGTCTGGCTGGGGCCCGCCGTCCCGAAGTATGACTTCGCTGAAGAGTGGGCGGCGACGAACCCCGGGTGGGAGCTGGTGACGTGGCGGGACGCTGACGCCGCGGAGCTGGACCTCGTGTGTCAGGCGGAGTATGACGCCGCGCCGACGTATGTGCACCGCGCAGACATCCTCCTCGTCGAAGCGATCTACGCGGACGGCGGAGTCGCGGTCGGGTGGGACATGGAGCCGCTCCGCCTGCTGGATCCTCTCCTCGCTGACGTGTCTGCGTTCTGCACACCGGACGCAGACGGTTTCCCCGGGCAGGCGTTCTTCGGTGCTGTCCCCGGGCACCGCAGCATGAGCACAGTGCTGCAGCAGATCCCGCGCCGCATCCGGAAGCAGGGCTGGGGGCAGCCGCACATCGACACCGGTCCGTATCTGTGGGGTGCCGTCTTCGGGCGCACCGGACAGTTCGCGCCGGCGAACGGCATCGAGATTCTCGGGGATCACCGCACCGCGTACCCTGTCCGTTACTGGGAGAAGCAGTACTTCGACCAGCCGGAGGTGTACGCGCAGCTCACGCAGGACTCTTACCTCGTGCACCGCTTCCAGCATTCCTGGGCGAACCTCGATGACGTGAAAGTGAAGGAGCCGGTCTGATGGCGCTCGCTACACCCGCAGACATCGTGAACCGCCTCGGGCGCGCGCTCACAGACACAGAAGCGAACCGCGTCGCTGCGCTCCTCGAGGATGCGTCCGCTGCGGTGCAGGACTACGTGCAGCAGACGTTCACCGCCGGCACCTCGACTGTGATCCTCACACCGGTCCGCGGGCGTGTCACCCTCGCGCAGCGGCCGGTGACCGGCATTACATCCGTGAAGGACCAGGACGGGAATGACATCCCTTACACGTGGTACTCCGGGGATACGGTGCTGCTGTCCGCGACGGACGGAGATGTGCAACTGGATCTGGACGGGTCCGCCTGGGATCAGGAGCCTGTCACCGTCGTCTACGGGCACGGCGGGACTGTCCCGCAGAGCATCGTGGCGGTCGTCTGCAGCGTCGTTCTCCGTGCCCTCGGCCGGACACCGCTCGAGTCCGGTGTGATGCAGCAGAGCATCGCTGGGTACTCGGAGACGATCGGCCCGGTCGGTGCTGCCGGGCCCGTCGGGCTCCTCCCGGAGGAGAAGGCACTACTCGAGCGGTACCGCCGGCCGGTCGACGTTGTGATGGTGTGGTGACAGATGCCCGGACATCAGCACGGTAAGAGCATCAAGAACCCGAAGGTGTATGAGGCACTGAAGCGCGCCGGCTACTCGAAGAGCAAGGCTGCCGCGATCAGCAACGCGAAGCGCGGCGGAGGGAAGCGGAAGAAGTGAGCATCGACCGGTTCTTCGTGCGGGACATCCAGATCGTGGAGCCCTCCTCCTCGACGGACCGGTACGGCTCCTCTGCGCTCACCTATCCCGCATACGGCAGAGACGTGAAGGGCTGGCTGTCACAGACAGGCACCGCGGAACCGCAGCAGAACGCGCGGGACCCGCTCGTCACGGACCTCGTGCTGTTCCTCCCCGCCGGCACCGCCATCACCGGTTACTCACGTGTCATCATCGACGACGCGACGTACACCGTCGAAGGACATCCGCATGAAGCGTGGTCCCCGTCCGGGGAACACCACCTCGAGGTGCGGCTGCAGGAGGTGACCGGTTAGTGCAGCGAATCAGGATCAAGCTGAACAGCGGAGGAGTCCGCACGGTGCTGAACAGTGCCGGAGTGCGCGGGGACCTCGCGCGCCGTGCCCGCGCGATCGCGTCCGCTGCCGGTGACGGGCATGAGGTGCACGTCGGGAGCACCGGTAAGCGTGCACGTGCGGAGGTGGTCACCGTGTCCTTCGACGCGATGCGCCGTGAGGCACGTGACCGGAACCTGACACGCGCGATCGGGTCCGGCCGATGACCGGTCCGGATCACCGCGCAGAGGCGGACGCCGGTGTGATCTTCGGGGAAGACGGCTGCTCCGTCCTCGACCCTGACGGGCGGGTAATCATGCTGCGCCCTCCCCGCCTCGTGCTCATCCTGTGCATCGAACACGGCGAGCTGCAATGACGTATCCGGTCGTGCTCATGCCTGACGCTGTGTACGTCATCGGAGCGTTCCTACAGGCGGAGCTGCCTGACTACGGATGGACTGTCCCTGTCCGGGACCGCGTACCGGAGACACGTCCGCAGCGGTTCGTGGTGGTGCGCCGCGTCGGCGGAGTCCTCCGGAACCCTGTCACAGATGAACCGATGCTCACCGTCGAGGCATGGGCGCCGACACACCAGGAAGCACAGGACCTCTGCGCCGTGTCACGCGCGCTCATCCACTCTCTGCCCGGACAGGTAGTCGGTACCGTCGCGGTGTACCGCATCACAGACGTGTCCGGTCCGCAGCTCCTCCCGGATGAGCTGTCCGCGCAGCCGCGCTACACGTGCACTCTTCAGGTCGCGCTCCGCGGTGTCCCTCTCTCAGCGAGCAGCGCGTAAGATGCGCCGCAGCCGCACTCCCGCAGCATCAGCAGTACACGCAGACCTTCACCGCAGACGCGGTGACTGAGCAGACAGGAGAGTGCAGCTATGGCCCTAGACGCGGCGAACGTCGCAGTCGCGGTGACCGGCAGCGTGAAGTACGCACCGATCGCGACGGCGATCCCGAATGACGCCTACGAAGCACTGAACGTCGCGTTCCTCGACGTCGGTTACATCAGTGATGAAGGTGTCACGGAGTCACACGGCACGGAGACGAACGACATCGTCGCGTGGCAGAACGGTGCAGTCGTCCGCCGGGTGCGCACCTCACACGTGCTCACCTATCAGTTCACGATGCTCGAGACGAACACCGCCTCGATGTCGCTGTTTTATGACACGTACAGCAGCTCCGGCGGCACGACCGGCACCGCGACCGTCACCGGAGTCGAGCATGATGAGCAGCGCTTCGTGATCGACGTCGTGGACGGCACGGACAACATCCGGATCGTGCTCCCGAACGCGCAGATCACTGAGCTGGGTGAGGTGTCTTACGTGAACGGAGACGCCATCGGCCGGCCGATCACCGTCACCGCGTACCCGGAGACGAGCACGAACGTGAAGGCGTACGTGTACCTCGGCGGGTCCCTGTCCGCATGAGTGAGCCGTTCAACCTGGACGCCGCGCTCGGGGACCCGTTCCGCTTCACGTTCTGCGGAGAGGAGTACAGCCTGCCGCCTGACATCACGTGGGCGGCCGGTGACCTCCTCTCAGACGGGAAGATCCAAGAAGGCATCCGCGAGCTGCTCGGAGAGGACCAGTGGGCACGTCTGCAGGAGGCACCGCAGCCGTTCGGCACGCGGTCCTTCACCGCTGTTCTCACCGCGTACAACGCGCACCTCGGGCTTGACTCGGGGGAATCAGAAGCCTCGTCGCCTTCCTCCGCAGACACGGACGGGCAGTCGAGGCGGACCTCCAGCGCTTCTACAGCACCGACCTCCGCTGGCTCACTGACGGTTCTCACCGGCTGACCTGGCGGCGGCTGTCAGTGCTCATCGAGTACCTGCCGCGGGAGTCCGCCACAGCGCGCGCCGTGCACGGACCGGAGCTGCAGTGGGGAGACACGGAACACCTCCTCGCTCAGATCGCGGACGCTCTGCACGCCGCGAACTGGCAGCGCGGACATGGGAAAGGCCCACGGCCGCGTCCTCTGCCGCGCCCCGGGAAGGAAGAGCCGGACCGGAAGCGGTACGGCCGCGGTGGCATTCCGCTGTCTGAAGCAGCCGCGTACTTCGAGCGGTGGCGGTCCGGTGCGTTCGCTACGGGAGGAGGTGAGAACTGATGGGTGTAGAACTCGCGACCGCGTACGTGTCCCTGTCCGCGTCCGCGAAGGGCATCGGGAAGAGCATCCAGTCAGAGCTGCAGGGACCACTCGCGGCCGGCGGCACGAAGGCAGGAGAACAGTCCGCGAAGAACTTCGGGTCGTCCCTCCGGGGCGGCATGAAGAACCTCGACGCCGCCGGCACGGAGGCAGGACAGCGCGTCGCTAAGGGATTCGGCGGCAGCCTGAAGGCAGGGCTCAGCTCACTGCCGATCTCACCCGCGTTCCTCGGTGGCACCGCCGTCATAGGCGCAGTCAAGTTCGCGATCGATGCCGCCTCGAACCTGCAGGAGTCCGTGTCTAAGACCGACGCAGTGTTCAAGCAGAACGCGGATGAGGTGAAGCAGTGGGCGGAGACAGCACGGGAGTCCTTCGGGCAGAGTAAGCAGCAGGCACTCGAAGCGGCGAGCACCTTCGGGAACCTGTTCCAGGCGTTCGGTGTCGGGCTGCAGCCGGCGACGGAGATGAGCACGACGCTTACACAGCTCGCGTCTGACCT